AGGAGTTCGCTTACAACCGCTCGCCAGGCGAGCTTCTTAGTAGTTGTAGCTGGAAAACCTTCTTGCAGATTAAAACGCATTTGATAACCAAATACGCTACGGGTTCCTACCCCCGTTCTATCGGTCTTGTTTTTTCCGTTTATTAGTATATGCTTTAACGCTTGATGATATTGCTTCATTATGATATTCTTCTACTATACAAGATCCAAGATTAACAGTTTGGTGTAATACCATTCCGTCTAGAAAATCCACTAGGTCAATAGTTGTGTCATTTAAGTATCCACCTGAAATTCGAGTAAGATACACTCTTTCAAGTACAGGTCTACTTTGCATAAGCAAATTTGGACCACCTATAACAAAAATATTTTTTCTTTTATTGTGGCTTTTTAAACTGACTAATGCTTCGCATACATCGCCACGTATTTGTTCAATATCGTCTTGATCAAAAAAGTTGTTAGTAAACACTACATTATGTCTTCCTGGTAGCGGACTTGGCATATCGGGACTATCCCAAGTCTTTCTACCCATGACAACAATTTGATTTTGTGTAGTGGCTTTAAACCATTTCATATCGTCGGGGTTATTAGGCCAAGGCATTGAACCTTTCCATCCCATTCCCCCAACACTATCTACTGCAAACATTCCTGCTATCATTTTTCTCTTTTCGGTTTTTTAAGAAAACTCTTAGTTTGTTTTATCACATCTTTTTTAACTTTAGCGACATCTAAGCGAAAGTCTATATGTTGTATAGACTCTTCGTAGTTGCTGAGTAGTTCTTTAAGATGGCCTTCTAAGTCATCTTCACCAGAGTGTTTAGCATATTTGGCAATGTCTATATCCCATACTTTACCGTTTTCAAAAATGATCCGTATGGAATCAAGATACTCTAACGGTATTGCACGAACATCTATATCACTAAAAATCTCTGGCCACGACTCAACTACGTCTTTTGGCAAAGACTTTTTTGTCACTCGTCAACGGCAGCTTTCTTCTTTGTTGGAACTAGCTCTTCAGCCATCCTACGAAGTTGAGCGGCTTCCTTGCTCAGACGATCTGCATCGGAACGATATTTCTTTGCAAGGTCAGTATCAGTAAGTGGCTGATCTAATTGTTTAGTTTCAAATGCTTTTTGTGGAACAGTTTCTTCTTCAACTGTTAGATCATTTACTTTAGCAACGTCTTGCACAGATGTTTGATTACCTAATGCTAGATCGTTAACACTAATTCCTTTTTGTTCAGCAATTAGTTGATTTAGTTGATCTAAACTAATAACAGCCTTCATATTTGGAACTACTTCGATCTCGCTGGTTTTTACTTTAAGTAATTTTTTATTACTATGCAAGTTAGATAGCATAATGCTACCGTCTTGGAATCTTGTTCGTGCCAGGACCTCTGCAAATTCATAACTTGATTGAGCACCTTGCGACTCAACTAACTTCATTAGTGAGTCGTGATTTTCGTCAGTCAAATTTTCAGTTTGGATAACTAATGCAGAATCACTTTCACCGGGCAGTGTTCTATATGCAATCAGACATTTACGTCCGTTTGATTTGAACCTTCCAATGTGTTTGATATCGGCCATTAGATTATTGTCCTTCTGCTGGGGCAGGCTGTTGTTTAGCTACTTGGTCCAAGAATGCATTTAGCTTATTGAATAATTTTCCAACAGCTTCCATCTCAGCGGCTTTAAATGCGCCACGTGAACTTGCTACATCGATTACTGAACGTAGGCCTGCAAGGTCTTGTACAGTTAAATCTACAGATGCTGGTGCTTCTGGTGTAGTTTGTGCTTCTGGTTGTGTAGTTGTTTCAGTCATGTTTTACTCCTTTGGTTGTAAGTACTATTATATATCACTTTAATGATTTGTATACTTTAAAAGTGGACAAGCAAGCAAAAAGAAACTGGCTTCTTTTGGCTCTTCAAATCCAATTTTGATTTTTATTGTAAATTGATTCTCATCAAGTTGTAAACTCTCTCCTAGATAGAATCTACTATGCAGATTTTCGTAAATCCATTGTCTAACAGATTCTACTATATTATACTTGAGATTTAATTGGAGATAATGGAAATGGGGAGGAGGATCACCGACCTCCCTGCACCCTAATACATTAAGGGGATTAATCTTATCTAGCGATAACATTAGGCAGTTGACGTTTCCATATCGTAGTAGGCATAGCTACCAAATGGGGGAACAATAGTGTCGTTACCGTGGATAACAAAGATTGTATCACAGTAGTCTTCGTCACCCCATGAACTCCAAGGATAACCGTCTGTAAACATAATAAACTTCTTAGGACGAATATCATGTTCCTTCATGTAGTCCCAGTTACAGTCAAATTCTGTACCGCCACCGCCCATGATTTCGTATTCGTCAATCTCATCGCCGTTGTAAGAGTCATAGTCTTGCTCATTATAGACTTTGGTATCAAAACACCAAATCTTAATATTAAAATCTTTAAACTCTTGCATAATGCCTTTGACTTCACCTAAGAAATCCGCACCCATTTCATCGCTAATAGAACCTGACATGTCAAGTGCTACGCATACGTCAATGCTAGTGTCAAAATTACAACCGGGCAATACAGCACCAGTCATTTGACCTTTACGGTTAGGACGGCTAAAACTAAAGTCATTCTTAACAAGACTTTGGATATTCATACGCAACATCTCGCGCCAATCCATTTTAGGCTCAGTCATGTCTTTGATCATACGTGCAATTTCACCTGGCACATTACCTGCACCTGCGGCATTGGCACTTTGAATCATTGCTTCTTTGATCTCGTCGCGGATCTTTTTTAACTCGTCTTTAGAATACTGAGGCTGTCCATCTTTGCCGCCTTCTGGATCCATATGATGATCTAACATCTGACCTAATTGGTTAAGTTGTTCTTCATCATACTTATTAAAGATTTCGTCATATACTTGTTCAGCTGACCAGTTGTCGTACTTGCGATCATAAAAGAACTTGACAGGAGGATCATCACCAATACGGTCACGTTTCAAAATACCGTTAACACAATAGTCAGCGGCAATGTTCCAAATTTGTTTTTCACGACCTTCGTTACGCATCATATGGTCAAATACGCAATGCAAGATTTCGTGTGCAACAACAAACTCAACTTGACGCGGAGTCATCTTGTCAAAAAACTCGCGGTTAAAGTAGAAGTTACGGAAGTCGGTAGCGGCAGTAGGCAACCAATCGCTAGCGTCAATAAGCTTCATGCGAGTTGCCATATTACCAAAGAATGGGTGGCGGAGTAATAGACCTACTCGGGCTACTACAATTTTATCAATAATTGGATCGGTACTATGTGCCATTTTTGCTCCTAGTGTTTTACTGTATATATGTATTATACAGTCATTCTATATAAAAGTCAAGATAAAAGGTGCATTTCTACACCTTTTATTTTTGGTTACTTAGTTTGAGCCGCCGCAATGTACTTGCCAAACTTAGTATGGAAGTCATCAAAACATGCAATCTCATCTGGATCCAACGGCAACTGGTATTGGGTAAGAGCAAGTTTAGTACCCATCACAACCAATTCAGTTTCAAAATTGTCCATCATAAATTGGAAGAAGTAGTTGACTTTGTCGTTAAACTTCTTGTCATTCTTGTCAGCCGCATCTTTGAGCTCATAGCACAATGACACAGTCAAAGAATACATGGCACTAATTTCCTTAGTTTCCATTTTCTTAACTTTGCCTGCAAGGATGTCTTCTGGCTTAGGCAGTTTAGAGCTAATCTTACGATGAGCCATAAATTTAATAGCCAAACCTTCTCCTACCGCACCCGCAATCAAATCGGTCAATGTGTCGTTGCTAGTGTCGTCATCTTCCAACAGTTCGCTAACAAAGGACCAGCTACGTGGAGTAGCAAAGGCACGTGAGCTAGACTTTGGATCAAAGTCGTACAGGTCTTTCTTAGCAAAGGTGCAGTAACCGACCACATCTGGATGTACTTTGTTTACAGTAGCCCATTGTGACCAGTCATCAAAATCTACACGCATTTCCAAGTGAACAAAACGGTTAGCCAACGGAGCAGGCATACGGTAAGTAACACCCTTATCTGCTTCACGGTTACCAGCCGCAACAATAAGAACGTTATCTGGCAAATGATATTGTCCAACACGACGATTCAAAATCAACTGATAAGCCGCCGCTTGTACGCTAGGAGCCGCAGAGTTCATTTCGTCTAAGAACAAAATAACGTGGGGGAATTTAGAAGCAAACTCTTTTGTAGGCAGTTCGCTTGGGCTACCCCAAACCATAGTACCTGAGTTGCTATCAAAGTAAGGAATACCCTTAATGTCGGTAGGTTCCCAAAGACTCAAACGAATGTCAATAACATGAGCATCCATTTCTGCGCCTAACTGATGAATGACATCAGACTTACCAATGCCCGGGGGACCCCAGAGGAACAATGGACGCTGTTTCTTAAATGCCTTACGAATAGCGTTCTTCGCACCGTTCGGGCTCACTTGACGATTGATAACTTCTGCTTTTGCCATACTAGCTCCTGTGTGTTAAAAAATTAGTCTGCTTTTGTTTCGCAGTATTAGTATTATAACGCAAAACGCTAGAAAAGTCAAGAACTTTTTTAACTATTTTCGTCTGTGGCTTTTTTGCTACGCATGGCTTTGGTGATTCCGTATTTTTGGACATCACCATTAAATAGGTACAACTCAAAACACTTTCTTTCCGAAAGTACTGTTATTGAGCGGTCTGTTAAGAAATATGGACAGTCAATAAATCTGTCCAAAAATATAATTACTTGTGGTTTCAAATCGAATCCGGTTGGAAAGGGAACTTCGTAAACAGCCAAATCCAAAGTGGTTCTTACAAAGTCCAAACCTTTTTCGGTTAGACGTAGACCGCCTTCACTTTTGGTTCTGTTGTTTTGCCACCACACTCGCATACTAGCACTAATGTTTTCTTCAGTCAAAGCCACATCGGCTTGTTTTAAGAATATTTTAGTGTAGGTTTTTCTGTTCACTTTATTTCTTCACCAGTTGTTAGTTTATAAACAGCAAAGTCTTTGCTATTGAATAAAGTGTTTAATTTTTTAGCAAGATTATGTGCATGGCCAGGATTTGAAAAACTGACTTTCTTATACTTGCTACCCGGATAACCACTTAGACTGTTTTGACTTTTTAAGTTAAACGGTTTTCCTAAATGGAAAACGGCCCAAATAGCTTCCGCTTCCAGGATTTGATCACTCTTATACGTTTTTTTATTAACGCTTTCAAGTACTACTGTTGGTTTAGGTCGACTCATAATATACATATCTCCGAATAACTACGTATATATTTATCGCACTTACATCACTTTTCGGCCCACATTCCACCGTCCATTTGAACAGTAATTACTGGTTCTTCCTTAGTCTGTGCTTGCATTAGCCCTTCATAGTTGCCTGCTAGTCTAGTCATTACCACTGCTAATGTATGTGTAATGTTTTTAGCAGTGGCAATGTCTAATCTAATTTCTCTTTGATTAGCAGTATCTGCGGCCTTGACCTGATTCATAAACTGTGTCAATACAGTTGTATTAATCTTATCTGTTTGCATTGTTTAACCTATGTTTCATTTCCATTTCAGTTTTAAATGGACCTTCATACTGATAACGCTCAACAGTTATAAGTTTAGGACAAAAACTCTTAACCCAACCTTTATCAAATTTGATAATGTAGTAGCCTGCACAATAAACTGATTTTGATTTGTTACTTTTAGTAAAGAGTGGTAAATGTTTCTTTACATCATACATGGGATTGTAAGGAGCACTACTTGTTGGATACCCGTGTACTTCTCTGTCTAGATCCTCAACTTCTTCATTTTTCTTTTTAGCTACAAAGAAATTTGATCCAAATGCCTCAAACAATTTTTTCTTAGTGTCAAATACCGTAATAGTATCTTTTGAACTAAAGACAAATTTCTTTTGCTCAGTTAATTTTAGAACACCGACTTTATTCTCATCTTGTTCCACAATCCAAAATTTACCGTCAACAACGGGCTTTGCATGTATTTCTGTCATTTTACGTACCTTGCATTTAATGGTTTGGCATAGCTATCTGCCTGATCAGACACTTTCTGTAGATCATATAATTGAGCAAATTTTAAAAGTCTAATGCCAACTTGTGTAACTTCTTTAGCAACCGCATTAGTAGAGATTGTTTCTTTAATAATATTTTTAATATCTTCGGGTTGTTGAGTAAGATCAATAAGTCGACGATTACGTTCGTAGTCTTCTAACACACGATGTTCGACCCCGTTATGATCAACCCAACGCTGAAGCATGAGATTGTTCCACGCGAATCCCTTGTTTGCCCTATCAGTAAAGGCTTCTTCTAATTTATTCTTACGCACTTTAGGATATGCACTGAATACATTATCGCTAGTATCGCCTCGAATACATTTTTCAAACAATAACCATTGTGGATCTGGAATAACTTTTTCAGCTTTAGTCTTATTGTCAATCACACGCTTGCCTTTTTTATCAAAGATACCTTCGTGTGTAATTGTAGTTTCCATAACTCCGTTGTACTGTTTTACGTTAGGAGCAATTAATTGTACAAAATCTGTATCGGTACTAATAATCACATGATCGTCATTTGGATGACTCTGTATCCAACCGGCAATTAAATCGTCAGCTTCTAGTTGCTGATGCTGTAATACTGTACAGTTAGTTTTTTCTGTAATAAAATCTTTAAATGCGTCAAACGATTCCCAAAACAGGGTTTCTTCTTCTTGTTCTTTTACAGTCTTAGCCGCACGAGCCGCCGCTCTCTGTGCTTTATATGGAGTGTAATAGTCTTTGCGCCATGAGCGACCTTCGAGACAGAAGACAACATGTGTGCCTCCAAAGTCTTGCCAAGCCTTGCGGATACTGTTAAGTGTAATATGAAATGCCATGCCTAACTTAGTGTCAGCGTCACCTTTAATGACGTGACGGGCACGGAAGAATGTGTTAGCAGTATCTACTAAAATATATGTCATGAAACTTCGCTTTTGTCTTCGGTTAACTTACGAACATTAATATAACCAGCACCTCGGTCAGTCATATCAATACCTTCTTCGTTAGCTACGTCTTTGCACAGGCCTCTAAACCAACGATCTACAATTTCTTCGTCAGCATCACCATCAAATCCGTAACCAGCTTGTTTCAATTGTAACACAAAAAGGTCGTTCCAGTCAAGCTCAAAAAAGCCATTACGTACATTGTCCGGGTTTACTTTAGTATCCAACACTGCTACATAAGGTTCGCCTTTGGCAGTAGCTCTTTCTTTTGGACCTAACTTTGCCATTTCTTCTGCTTTAACTGCGGCTTCTGCGGCAGTTGCGGCCTTATTAGCAACTTGGATAGATTCTTCTGCTTGCTTTAATGCCTCTTCAGTTCTAGCTTTGATCTTATCAATGCCAAACAACTTTTCAATCCATTTATTCATTAGGTTCCCCACTCATTTTTAAATAACGGCACTTGCAAACGGTCACTATAACGTAAGCCGTGTTTCATAGCCAATATAGCTACATTCTTATTATTCATCGCATAGACACTTTCTACACCACCCACAGGCATTAGGTAAACGTGTCCTTTAAACCCTGCTGTGCGATAAGCGGCAATAGCACACTCTGCATCGGCAAAGTCTTGTTCTGTGGCAATAACAAATTTCAAATATGCTGTACCAAACCATTCATACTCGCACACTGTTTGTGGTTTAATTGCTTCATCCCATGCTTCACCGCTACATGGCAGTTTAGCACTTACACTAAATGTAATTTCTCGATCTGGACTAGCTTTCTTCCAGTTGTGCAAATAAGATCTAAATTCGTCTGTTAAAGATTGAGTACCGTTTGTCTCAAAGGTAATTTCCTTAAGACTTGCCATCTTAGGATTATCTAACAAGTCTGGATAGGCACGTTGCCAACCTAACAAAGGTTCGCCACCTGTAATAACAAGATGTTCATCTCGCCATTCTTCGTAGGGTAGCATATCCATAATACCATCGGCAATAGCATCGCTTGAGAGCAATGGGCTT